TATCAGTTTCTTTTTTTTCTTCTTTTGCAAAGCCCATAAGCTCCATCCATATACGGTGTTCTTCTTTTCGCTTTGCAGTCATAGCAGCTATTTCTTGTTCTACTCTGCGTCTTTTTTCTCTAATTCTTTTTATTTTTTCATCGTGACTCAACGATGAAGAATAGCCATTATTTCTTTCTGCTAAGACTACAAAAAGGACTGATACTATCCAGCTGAAAATAAGTATTGCTAACATATTGCAGACGATTTAATTGGTTATACCGCAAATATACGCAAAATATTTGAGACTGCAAAGTGTAGAGCCAAAATATTTTGGTATGCGCAGCGGAGCATCATCGTCGGCGATGTATCAGCCACAACAACAGCGACAGAACGACAAGCACCACCGCGCCGATAGTAAACTGCCCGACGCGCATCTGCGTGCGCTCCCACGTCGATAGCTTGCGCTCCACTGGTATGGGAAGACGTGTTGTGTCGGTCTGGAGCATTGCTTTATATATAGTGTCGGTCTTCACGCTTATGCGGTCACGCCATCGCCACACGCTCTTTAGCCTATACACTGTGTCGCCACGAGTGTAGTGTTCAACATACACCGAGTCGTGCAGCCGAAACGTGTCAGCACTCGTCCTCGCCTTATAGAGTGTATCAGTCTTAACGACCACTCGCTCTACAACCATAGGCTGTGGTGTAGAGCATCCGCACAATAGTGTCAGCATTACGCAGGCTAACAAACCTAATGCGCCGGATAATAAACCTAACAGCGCACCGCACAATATTTCTAACAATTTATCTAATGTATTCATAATGTTATAAAAGGGTTATTAGTCGGTCTCCGCCTTGCCGTAGTCTCTTGGCGGTTTGCGCTTCATGCATCCGTTCACGGTACACTCGTTCCACTGCAGCTCGTGCGTGCGAAGGAGCAAGTCGTGCTTCTCCGCACGCAGCTCTCTGATGAGATCTCGTTGTTTGCCAATGTCATCATAGAGAGAGTCGATTTTGTTGTTGAGTCTTGTGCGCTCCTCCATGTGCTCCTCGTGTTCGTGGGTATAGAGGTTGCGCCACTCCTGGGCGTAAGCGAGGGCGTTAGCGTCCTCCTCCTTTTGTGCTGCAGCTGCCTCTTTGCGCTTCCGCGAGTTGTAGTAGAGCAGCTGCCCCACGATGCCACCGCTAACAAGCAGCGACAGTATCTGTAAAACCATATCCATCTGCACCTCCTTACTCTATTGTTATCCAAATCTGCTCGCCTCTCTCATCCGCAGCCTTCAGCATGGCGTACACTTTACGGAACGTCGCCGTTGAGTTCAGCACCTGACCGACGGCTTTGTTCAAACCGACGAGGATGCAGCCATCCGTGTCCATCGCCGTGTTGCCACAGTGTATCAGCACACCTTGGTAGCCGGGCGTATTGCACAGTCGCGGCAGTCTACCTTTGCAGAACTGGTACTGCGCCCGACCTCCGAACCTCGGCGATACCGTCTTCATATCGACAAGGTATCTGCCAGTAGGTATGGCGGTTTCGCCCTTGATTTTAACTCCGCATATCTGCGCCACCGACATATTAGAGGTTAGTCCTCTGTCCTTGTCTTCGAGCGTGTCGCAGACGTATGCGCCGTCGACGTACATCTTACCTATAGTGTAGGTGTCACGTCGTGCTATTCTCTTTACTTTTACTTCCATGATTTATGTTTTTAAGTCGTTAACTTCTGTTGGCTCGTCCTCAGAACTCAGCGTTGTTGTTTCTCCGTCAGTAGCCTCGTCGGCAGCCTTGCCACCTGCCAACACATCATATACTCCATTGAAGCCCAATAGCTTTCTGCCTACCCACTGTGCTTCTACTTTCGAGATGGTGCCGCTACAACCGCATGTTAATATGACAGCCGTATTGTTGTATATAACGTTCTGCGGTGAACCGGAGGTGTTATCTTGCAAATAGCCACCTATCATATCGAACGCCTTTCCGCTTCTGTTGATAATGATGATATCCTGACCGTAGTATGTCAGCACGTCTCTAACGTCTTTTGCACTTAGGGCTGCGAACGTATGTTTCTTGTCTGATGAATAAAACGGTAACACTATTACTGGCGTTGCACCGAAAGAACTACCATCAACAATTTCTATAAAACTACCCGTTTTTGTAAAGTCAAAGCTTATACGTCCATCACCGACATATTGATTTAAGATGTATTTATGAAAGTTTGCCGATGTTATTCTTGTTAGCTTCTTACACACAAATCCCTTAAACAGACCTTCATTGACATCCAGCTGTCCATTCTCGTTCACGCTCGCCGTCACCTCGCCGCTGTTGTTGCGTATCTCGAACTTATCTGCCGTTGCCGTTATCTTGCCGTTCTCGATGTCGAAGCCAGTGCGCAGTAGCTTTGCGACAATGCCGCTGTCTTCCACATAGCCGTTTGCCGAATCTATCCAGTCGGTAGGCGTTGCACCCACCTCTAACTTCGGCATTGTCACCCACGCCTTTCCACCTTGTATACAACGGATGAGGACATAGTTAGGTATGCCAGTGCCCTCCGAACGCCAGTGTACCCAATAGCGCTTCCACTCGCTTGTGATATAGAAGCGACGTCCGCCGTCGGCGTTGCTCGTTGTTGTATCGCGCTCGCTATCCTCGGCGAATATGCTTAGATTAGATTCACTCCACATGTATGCGTCGATGCTGCCACTACCTTTTGCCATAAACGAGAACATATAGTCCTCACCTTTCTTGATGATAGAGCTAACACTCCACTGCGCCATCTCAATGTATTTGGAAGCAGCATTGGCATATATTACCGAGCATCCGTTGTTGTACGACTCGTTAGTGACCACTGAGGCATCCAAGCGCATCAGATTGCCGGTTTTGGCGAACGTGCGCGTGTTGTCGAGAAGATTGCCACCAATGTAGTCGTAATCATTGGGCGAAGCACTCCAACCTACAAAATCCTCCGCTGTACCCTCTATGAGGATAGGTTGGGCGATGTACACCTGCTGACTCGCAGTAGAGCTATCGGTTTTTACACACGCCACGGAAATCCACTCATAGGGAGCGTTCGCTGCCACTGTAAAGGTTTTCTGGTAGAGATACCATCCGTCGCTTGGCGTTATCGTTGCTACTCCTAAATTCGCACTACCATTCGGACCTGTATATCCACTTGGTCGCGACGTGTTGGTTGCCGAGCTGTGCCACGCCACCTCTCCCAGAATAGCTACTTTGGCTGACTTCGTGCGTGCCCAGAAAGCCAGCGTGTACGTCTTGCCCTTAGTGACGTGTATGTTGCGAGAGTTCAATGCTTCACCCCATAGTGCACCGCCTACCTTGGCATCGGGCGCGAATACCACATTGGCACCCTCATGCGCCGACGTGCAGTATATCTTAGACCTCAGAAGATAGCAGCCCTCGCCTTGCTTGCGGAACAACGAGCCAACGAGCAGATTGCGTCGCTCAGCAAGAGTGCGGCCCACCTTCAGAGATATCTCGCGTGCCGACTGCAGGATCTCGGAAGAGTATTGTTGTAGTGCAGAGCTTGTTTGCAGTGGCATACCGTCTACCTTATTCGTCAGTTCTGTGTAGTTTGACTGCATCTTCTTCGCATCTGCCTTTAGTCCACCGAAATACTTGGTGTAGTCTAAGTGCCACGTCAGGCGCACGACGAACGTCTTGCCACCCACCACCACCGACACATCGACATAGCCATCGGTGTAGTACATAGTATTGCTACCGGTGCTGTATGTGCGTATGGAGTTGATACGAACCGATGTGCCCGACACACTTGCCGTGCAGTTAACAGGCGTTTTGATAGTAATAGAACTTGCGCTCACGACTGCACCACCCTTGCGGCACACTACTGTAGCATAACCATAGGTGTTGATGCCGCCCGATGTTGTGCCGGATGGTACTCCGTCATCAGAAGTAGAGATGGTGATAGGTGCACCTTGCAGCTCAACAGTGTAAGCATCAGTGCCAGCAGTTCCCTTATCACCTTTGTCACCCTTATCACCTTTATCGCCCTTGTCGCCATCTTTCACAGCCACAATGGTTATCCAGCCACGTGCAAGTATTGTTGCCATATCTTTTTGTTTTTAGAAAATAGGGTGAGGTGCCCTATTTAGACACCTCACAAGTAAATGTACCTCTCACTGCCACATCAGCGTTCGCCACCGTGACATACGGCTTTGTAGAAGCATTCACTGGACTTGATGTGCCGCTCCAGTTTGTTGCTACGCCGTTCGAGTTGTACTTAGTCCACTTATACTGATATTTGCAGGCGTGAGTGCTGTCAGCCTTAACAGCTGTGCCGTCTTCGACCACCTGACCATCTTTCCATAGACGTGCGAACAGCTCTGTAGACTGAGCACCATTGACAATTTTGTCGCCAGTGAGTGAGTAAACCTCTACGACATAAGGGTCGCTGGCATCGAAGAATGTGACAATGGCGTTAGCAGTATCAGCACCATCCTTCACCGTGCAACGGAATGTCTGGAAGTTCAGCACATCGTCGGCATTCACATTCAGTGTGCTCACACCACCCGATGTGGTGACGTTGCCAGCAACTACTGCACTCCAGGTGCCAGCACTAATATTGAGCACCTCCCACGTCATGCTTGTCATTGTAGTGTCTTGCACATTGCCGCGGAAGAATTTAGCCACAGCACGCAATGGCTTGGAACTATTTGTAGAGTCGAAGGTGTTGCCGTCAGGAGTCTCTATCTGCACCGTCTGTAAAGCACCACCCGACTTTGCCAAGCTGATAGTCAGATAACCTCTGCACTCCGTGGTAGCTTTGGTCTCGGGGTCGGTATATGTACATGCCCACTCGATATTCTTCACGCTGCCATTCTTCGCAATGTTGCTGACGATGTTGAGCTGATACGACTTGCCCTGCACCGGTGTCGCTGCTGCGCCGTCTATAGTCCACTTCCAATTGGTACAAGCTGCTGTCGGAGCTTGGTCGGTCGAGCTACCCGTCACATACACACGAGCTGTGATGACGTTAGGTGCACTTGTCGAGTAGTTTGGAGTGTACACACCAGTATCGGGCGTGAAGATCTGAGTCTGACCCTGCGAAGCTTGCGTGAAACACTGAACAGCTTTGCCGTCGTTAAGGTCAACGATTGTGATTTGACCATTCGCTAATACTTTTGCCATAATTTCTTGTTTGTTTAAATTAATAATATCTATATAAATCGTTAAAAATGAAATCTAAATTAAAACCTCACATTCAAACTGCGCCTGCCTTACGACATCATCACTACTCACAACGCAGACTCTACCGATACCCTCATGCAGAGTATTCCACGTTGCATCATCTGCCATATCTGCCGATTGTCTTCGCCACGACCACGCGCTATCGCTTATGGTGTCGCTTATGTCCTCGCCGTTGCGTAACAGCTTAGCTTCGAGAGTCAACTGCCCGGTGCCGTTTATCATCACCGTGCCCGAACTGCTCGTTATCACTATTTGGTACGCCAAGCCATCCTCGCCAGGATCTCCCTTCTCGCCCTTCTCACCTTCGATTTGCTTCAGCCAGTCCGCCGAGCCGTTCACCGGCTCAGCTGCAGTACCGCTCTCGTTAGTGCAGAGCCACACAGCGTTGTTGTGGTTCACCTGGTCGTAATAGTCGTAAGTAGTGCCACGCTGCCATTCGCCGCGGTAGTTCACCATGTGTATAGTCTGGCCAGATGACGATATCCACTCGAACGACGTAGATGTTATGCGCGAGCCATTCGGAGACAGACAGAACACCTCTCTGCCATCATGCGTGTAGCTATTGACACCCTTGTAAGCAACGATGCGTGGCGTGTCAGGTCCAGTAGTCTCTAACATAAGCATCCCTTGACGATCCATCTTTGCAGGGTCTTGGCAGCCGTCAAGCACAATGGTATCTCCTGCAGTTGGCTCATCGCTACCCTCCGCGCAGTTACCTTTGGCGAGCACGATCCAATTAAACAACTTGCCATCATAGAGCACATCACCCATACCATTAGTCACCACTTCAGCCTCGGTGCTCACCTCTGTTACAATGCGCCAGTAGAGGTGGTTCTGTTTACCCTCGTACACACCAGGCTTAATGTCGAAAGTCTGGCAGCGTGCTTGGTCGCCAATCTTCCAATAGTTCTGAGTTGCCGTTGTGCCGTCGTCTGCGAGCAAGAAACACTTCCACCCGGTGAGGTTGCGTTGAAGGTCATAGATTTCTTGCACAGCCACAATCTTGCTACCAGCACCACTGAGGTAGATATTGCCACCAACGTATGACAGCTTGCGCACCTCCAGCTCGTTGAAAATGGCTTTACCCCACACCATAAGGTCGGTGATGTCAAGGCGATACTTACCGTCGCCGCGGTCTACCAAGCCGAAGCCCGACTGCGATTCGGTGCTGTAAAGCATTGATGTGAGCTTGCTCAGTACTGCTGAGCCATCTTGAGCCATGCCGTGTGTACCAGAACCTACAGATAGTCCGCGCAAGAAGCGTATATGCCCCTCTGCCTTGTCGTCAATGTCGCGTCGCAGAAAACGGCTTAGGTCCAGCTTCTGCTCAACGACCTGCAACAGCCCCAGCAGCGCATTGCCGATGCGTTGTGCGGTGTTAGCATGAGTAGCACGCTCGTCGCGTATCTGCTCCAAGTCTTTGCGTAGGCTATCGTTATTTGTTGACATATTACTCTGATGTTATTTTTATGATACAAAGATAAGGCGATGGCGGCGAGAATAAAAAAACGAGAAAAGCACTACAGCTGCGCTACCGCGCGGTCGAGTGTGCTTGACCCTCCAGTGAAGAGCTGACGTAGGAATGATGACACGAGACCATTGTATGTAGTGCCGTAGTAAGCAGCCTCGAACTCGTTGAGACGGTGTAGCGAGTACATATACTTCTTTGAGAACCAGTCGCGTTTCTGCCGGTGGTGTGGGTTCGACTTCCAGTCCTTCAGGAATGTCAGGTCGCCACCGTTGTTATGGCGGTAGCCGTTGCCGACACCACGTGCCACATAGATGCCATACTCCAAAAAACGGTGCTCTATCGATGTCACCGGGCCAGGATGTATGACACCCTGCACGGAGCGCGACAAAGCACCGGTATCGTAAACTGGTGGCGCGAACTGCATCATACGCTCGCGCCACATCTTAACCATAAACTCGCTCCAACCCTCAAGCCACTTCTGGTGCTCGGCGTCGGTCATGTTCGGTTTAAGTCCAGTCTGACTGCTCATAACTAATATCTATAGGTTGTTCGTTCTGCACCATGAAGTAGAGTCCCGTCACGCCATTCATGGCGTAGCGACCGAGCTCAGTAGAGTAGATGTTGTTCAGCTGCAGGTATGTCAGACGCTCGTCGCCGAGTCCGTCGCGATCGTGCAGCAGTCGGGAATGAAACTGTCGGAACAACTGGCGGCAGAGGTTCAACTTCTGCTCGCGCTCCGCCATGTCGTCGTAGCGGTAGTGAGCTACGATGAAGACGGTGTACACATCGCGTCGGAAATATCCCACGCCGTTGCTGAAGGTCTGCTGCGATGTAGTGTCGTCGACCATGATGAAGTTCTTGTACTTGCGGAATGAGTCCATAACACCTTGTATCGAGTCGGGACCAGAGCAAAGACATGGGTGGAAGTCGTGCTCGGTGGCGAGGCGGTTGCTCTTCGCGAGTTGAGTGAAGTAGTCGAGAGCCGGAAATAAGTCTTTCATATATCACGTGTATTAACTTGTTAGCTTAGGATATTTGCGTTTGAACTCCTCTGCCTCACGCGCTTTGGCTTCGAGCTCAGTAAGAGCTCGCCAGCAGTCTGTCTGCTTTACAAGTGTCTCCTTTGTCACGTCGCCGTCGGTGAGAGCACGCAGCTGCACATTGAACGACTGCAGCATCGACAGCTCGGATATGTCGTCATCGCTCTCCGTTCTGCGGAAGAAGTGTGGGAAGGCGTGCGACATGACGACCTTCACGTGCGCAAACCATGCGAGCGTGGCAAGGCGCTCCGCAGGTGTCAGTGTCAGTTCTGCTGGTCGCGAGAAGTCGGGATTGCGATAGAGGAAAGAGGCGAGCACATCGTAGAGTGAAAGCGTTGGTAGTACTTCTCCATGCAGAGGTACTCCTCGAAGGTTATGATGCGATGGTGCTCGGTGTCCTCCTGCAGCAATGGATGGACAGCTTCGAGCCCCTGGACAACATCCAACCTATTATCCATTTGCTCTATGCTGTCCACCCAAGCGAGCTGCTCCAGGAACGAGCGTATCTGCCATAGCTGCAGATAGAACACTCGTTTGCGCTTCTCACCCTCGGGCTGGTAGACACACTGCCATCCGAAGCGGTTCTTCTTGATGACGTTGATACCAGTGAAGCGCACGAACATATATGTCTTCACCATCACCTTGTCGGCGAAGGTGGAAAGCAGAAAGAAGGTGTAGCGCAGCTGCTCTTGTGTCAGCTCGCTCCACGACTTGGGGCATGTGAGTTCTATTTTTTTATCCATTGAAGAGAAATGCAGAAGATTCTTTTTTGTTGCTGAACGTCAGCATGTGTGCAGAGCTGTACGCCGTAGTAGTGGGGTAAATGCAGAATGTCTCCGGATTGCCCTCAACGAGGCGCTCCATGCGTCGGAAGAGAGCGGAGTGCAGTGCTCCGTCACCGTCGGCAGCCCAGAGGTCGACGAAGTCGCGCGCCAGCTGAACGAACCCTCCGTACTCTGCCATGTTCTTTTTGTCTTTGCATCGATAAGCCTTCAGTACATCGTCTATCTGCTCGTCGGAGAAGCGCATGCGCAGCTGCTCCTCTGCCTCGCTGATAGCACGTTGCATAGCCTCCCAGTCCTTGTACGACCGGCTTTGGATGCCTTGTGCAAAGAAGAAGTAGTGCTCCGTGTATATGTGGCGCACGAAGTTCTGCGCCTGCTCTGTCACACCCCACTCCTCAGAGCGCAGCTGCTGTACCACCATAGCACGCGCACGGCACAGCGCAGTGCGCAGCTGGGCCTCAAGGGCATCAACACGCTGCTTCGAAGCCGGCGATATAGTGTCGTTCGACACTATGCCGAAGCCTGTAGAAGTGAGCACGAGGTCGAGCTGTCTGAGCACCGAGAGGAAGGCATCTACGCACACCAACATCTTAAAGTAGTACTTTAACGGTTCGCTCTCGTCGGTCGACTCAACTCGCTGAGCACCAGGCTCGCCGAGCAGCATGTCGTAGTAATTGTTGAGTGCTGCTTCTATGGCAGGGTACACTGCCTCGAATACCTCGTCGTGTGCTGATGCGCCCACTGGCAGTGAGCGTTCAAAATCTTCTTTGAATATTGCTATCATACTATGCCTTATGAGCCTCGTTAAGCTTTGTGTAAGCTACGAGGCGAATGTTAATAATTACTCTATAGTCTCATTGCTTGCGCTCACCTTCTTCGCATCTCGCTTCTTGTCGAGCGTTGTGAGCATGATCATCGGTACGTCAACAGTGGCTTTTTCATGCCACTTGTTGTAGTGGAGTATCACGTGATACGGCTTGCACATCACGTCGTGGCAAGGCTTCTCGATAGCCTGCTTCAGCGTAAAGAGCTCGCGCTTGTCGGAGCCCGAGTTGTTCATCTGGCTCTTGCCGGGCGTAGCACCCACCAGGTTCGGGTGAATGCCGAAGGCGAAGCACAGAGCGTTCGAGGCCTCAGACATATCGTCGCTCCAGTTGCCACCCTCCTTCTTCGAGGCATCGTTGAGCGGTACGATGCGCACCATGCGGTTCTCCTTGCCGTTGGGGTCTACGTAGTAGCCGCTGATCATCGCCTTGCCGGCGTTCTCGATGCCCGTCACGAAGTCGATGATGTTCTGCTTCTCCAGCTCCTTGCGCTCCCGGCGCTTCTGCTCGTCAGAGATCATCTCGTTGTCGCACACGTTATCCCAGTAGTCGTCGTGCACCTCAATCTGCACCCTTGGAGCCGACGTGTTCTTAATCATGTAGCGTTTGCCGATGCCTATCAGACGATAGATGTCGAACCACGTGTCGCGGAATATCGACGAGTAGTAAGGCACGGGGTATGTCTGCGTGCCCGGCGTTGCCATACGGCTCACGATGGCGAATTTGCGGTCTTTTGTAGGCTTGCGTCGTAGACCCGTCTGCGGGTCGGGTTCAGCACCCATGCGCACCAGGAGGTCACCTAATGGGTCCCAGTAGTCGAGTAAAGGGATTGCCTCTATCTTCGACTCGTCGAGGAAGCCCAGGCGCCAGTCGCCATAGAACACGTGCTCCGGCTTGCCGCTATGGGTGCTCGATGCAGCTTCGAAGCGACAGTAGGAGGCATCCTTGTTGCGCACCGTCACGATACGCTCGCCGTCGCGCGAGAGGATGACCACCGTCACCGAGAACGAGTAGAACTTCATATCCGTAGCCTGCTCAAGGAATACCTCCTGGAGCGAGTTGCGTAGGCAAAACTGCAGTATGTCAGGTTCTGAGACATCTTGCTTTGTCTTGCGGTCGACGAAGCGCACGCCCTGACCATAGCATGACACGATATTGAACTGCTGGCACTGCGCCGTAATCATGTTGGACATTATCTCGCGGCGCAGACGGTAAGGCAGCTGGTCGTCGTAGCCCCACTGCACGTACTTATACTGCTTGCCGCCGACGGTGATTGGACGCACGAGATTACTGCCCGGCAATCGATCATCGTCAAAGATGGTGTTCGAGTCGGAGCCATACTCGGAAGTCACGGAGTTGCTCTGCCCCGCCGAGCCTATGCCCGACGGAGCTATGCGATAGCGGCGGAAGCCTTCGGCATCAGGCTGCGCCGATGTTGGCAGAAGAGTGTTGCTATTGGTCATAAGTAAACACGTTTGTTATTGATTTGTATGATAAAAATCTGTGGCAATGCACGTATGGCACGGTTGCGAGGGTTGCGCAGGCGCACATAGCCACCTCGCCAGTTGACGTGGTGCACCAGCCACCCCTTGTAGTGCAGCATCTCGCCGGTGCCACCCTCCCACGCATGGATGTCGACAAGTGAGCGGTGCTGATAAGCCTGATCGAGCAGGCGCAGCATGTCAGCAAAGTGTATGGCGCCCATCACTCAAAGGTATTGTCGAAGGTATTGTCAAAGATGCGTCCGGAGCGCAGCGTGTCGAACACGTTGTGGTTGCGCTGAGCATACTGGTAGCTGAAGGTGAAGCGTGGCATCGACTCGTCGTTGTTGTTGTACTCCGACTTTGAGTCGGTGACAATGACCTCTTTGCCTACATTTGGGTGTCCGTCCTTGAAGTTCACCACATGTATGCTCTTAGATCGGAAGAGCTCGTCAGCCCAATTCGCCATTGCGAACGTGAGGAAGCCCGTGTCAGCCTTGAAGGTGCGTGTCTCGGCTATCTCGTAGTTGCGGTTAAACTTGCCGATGTAGCCTTGGCTACGCTTATAGGTAGGCGCCACGGTGTGTGTACCCGTGCAGTAGAGCAGCTCGTCGCAACCGAAAGAGTTCTCGAAAACCAGGATGGGAGCGCAGTCAGGTTCGTCTAAATCGATAGAGAATCGGAACTTGCGCTGCCCAGCCTGGACCCAAAAACCTAATAAACAACTATCAGTATCGCTTACGAACTTGCTCGGAGTAACATCAATCGTAGTATAGCGACTATTGCCACCAACGGGTGAGAGCGAGAACTCCTTTGTAGTGCCATCGTCGTACTCGGCAATGACGGAAGCCTTGTCGGTGCCGATGTAGTGTAGGTATTCTAAGCGGTTTAGTGCGGTCTGCTTCTCGCCATCTAACATCGTGAGAAAATGCGTGTTGATAAAGTCGGTAGCAGGAGTGTTGATATCTGCCTCGCAGTATATGATCTTTGACGAGATGGTGGCAGTACCGCCATCATCTTCCCGAACGTAGTCATCTTCTTCGATCTTGATAGTGAGGTTGATGCTCAAGTTCTGGCGAGCATACGGAGTGAGCAGGCGGTCGAGCTCTGCGAGTGTTATCTTGCCGTCGACTGGGAAGAAACGTTCTGAGAATATCTCCTTGCCGTCGATGGTAATGGTGACGGTGGTGCCTATTCGGCTGGCGTCGTCGATGTCGCCACTGGAGGGAGTGAACGAATATATCACGTCGGGGATGCACGAAGAGAAACATGTTGCGGGTAGCGACTGAAGAAGAGTGATCATAAATGCTTGTTATTGGTTTGCAACGGCAAAGATATAACAAGCTCGCGACACGTAAGAATACAAAAACGGCGCACCCTATTCACATAGAATGCGCCGCAAGCGAAAAATGTAAAAAAATGTTTTTTATCTTATGGCTCTATTTATCATTTGCCATACAATACACAACTACTTAAGCAATCCTCTGAAAGCCTTCTGTATACTCGCACGTTTTGTATCGTCAGATGGATGACAGTAAGTATCCATCGTTATCTCTACGCTTGCGTGGCCGAGTATAGAAGACACTGTCTTGACATCAATGCCTTTTTCTATCATTTGAGTTGCAAATGTGTGTCTCATGCAGTGATAATTCAGATAAGGGACATTTGCTGCCTTGAGCATCTGTTCGTACCAGGATCGCAGTACACGTGTATCCGTTGGTTTAGTCGATAGCGAAGAGATAAAATAATCTCCAGGAAATACTTTTGCGTATGATTGCAATATTTTGCGGAGTTTTGGTATCATCGGAATATATCGGTCGGAGGAAGCGCTTTTGGGAGATTGAGTACAGATTGGCGTAGCGCAATCCTCTCCAGGTCGGAGTATCTCCTGGAACGACTTGGATGTACGCACACGCGTACGCTGAATGTGTATCACGCCCTCATCGAAATCAATGTCGGAAAATTTCAAGCCGCACGCCTCGCCAATTCGAATACCGGTAAACATGGTTATTACGATGGCAAGTCTGCCGGGAGTCGGATTATCTTCAAATACTTTTATCATGCGGTCGTATTCGGCGATTGTAAATCTTTTCACACGTTGCCTTGCTGTCCCCTTGATACGCCCGGTGGTTACATCCTTCATATTCCACTCAAGAGAAGGCAGGCCGGTCACACCTAAAGAGCTGCCGGCAAATCGCATAACCATTCTGAACATGCGGAGCAAGTCTGATAAATAGTGATTGCTGGCCCCTGCGTCACGAAACTTCGCAAAACAGGCTTTCATCGTGGTCTCATTAAGAGTGCATATATCCGCATCACGGTCGATAATACGAGAGAAGGCCTTGCCCATGCTGTAATAAGCGTAAGCCGTCGTCTGCTTCACCTCATTTTTATGTTCATCGAACCATTTCTCATAAGCTTCAAAAAATGTCATTGTCTACAAACCTCCTTTCTTTTATTTACCCTACAATACGGTCACCAGGTCCAACCTTTATAACATCGCTAAAACCAAGGGCGTCATCGCTCTTGTTAAGCAATATATATCGGGCCTTGACAGTACACTCAAGAACATCCCCATGGTATACATACCCCATTATGCCACGTATACTGAGGTTCAACAATAACAGAGGAATAGCACGGTCGGATAGCTCCCATACCGTTATCATGTGTTTCGACGGGAAATACTCCCATGGTATTACACGCCGGCATTGTTCCCACCACGCACTTATTATAAGACCGCCAGTACCTGCCGTTGGTTCGTGTATGGTACCAGTCGTTGGCACGGCTATCTTTCCTACAAGCTCTGACACTTCCATTGGTGTGAAGTCCTGCTTTTGCTTCTTGCGTTGGGCGAACTCCTCCTCATATAGTTGACGGAACCAGTCGAAGCTCATGTCGTGATGGTTGACCGAGAGCAACTCTTTATAAATAGCATCGCGTTGCTCTCTGTCGCCCATTACAATATTCATTACTGATTGCGGAAGATCCATTATATCCTCTACGTGGAATATTCTAAAACAATCCTCTTTGTTCATAATATTTAATGCCATCGTATGATTCTTGATTGCATCTTATGGCTCTATTTTATAGCACTTTTCTGTACTGCGCCACAACTTCCACCGTAGCGTGCCGTCCTCGACGGTCACAAGCTCGTAGCCCTCACTCCGCATATACAGCACTATCTCCATTGGGTGTATTGGCATGATGCTGCGCAGCTCGTCGGCTATCTCCTCCGTCGTCTTGTACTCCGCCACGTACCCTTCACCCAGCACAATGTCGTCATTTACCGGATGGCGAGACCCAAAGTAAGCACCGAGCACGTCCACGATAGCTTCAGCGCGGCGCACTTCGTTCTCGTCTCTATCTGTTCTGTTTGTTGTCTCCATAACATTCTCCTTTCTGCTTATTGTGCTTTTAAAACTTCGTTTAGCTGTCGGCGCAGTTCGTTAAGGTTGCGCATAAGGTCGGCGGTATCGACAAGCTTTACCGTGTCGCTAATCTCCGCCGTTTCTTCGAGCAGGCGGTCGATGGTGTCGCGGAGCAGATCTATCTTGTTCGCTAAGTTCTCCTTGTCGAGCAATACTCGTACGGGAGTACAATCTATTGTTATCATGCTTCGCCTCCTTTCTCTACCATATCAACATACTGTGCTAACCACTCAGCACTCACCTTGCCGAACATTACCGGCTGCATACGCTGCGTACCGCCCTTGTTGAGGTATTTGAGTATGCCCTGCACCGGATGGAAGTAGACCGTAGCCACCTCGTTACCAACTCTCGTGCCCTTGATGACATCGCTGACCACCGCCGCGCGGCACAGCTTGCCGTATCGGTCCGACGCCTCAGTTGTCGTCTCGAACTGCATCGCAGTGGTGCGGCGCGGTCTCTCGATGTCAGCCTGAAGGACTATTGCTTCAATATCGTCAAACACGGTATCGATGCGCTCCGTCTCCACCAACATGCCGTGCAGCGGAGAGAGCATCTTGCAGACCAGTTCCTGAAACTTGTTTTTGGGTGCATAGGTGTTCACAAGAACCAACGAAAGTTCGTTGTAGAATGGATGTTCGTTCATGCTTCGCCTCCTTTCTCTTCCTGGTTTAACTTGTAGACGTTGTAGCCCGAGAGGACTACACAGCAGAGGGCGGCGAGGATGCTGCTCTCTGCGCTGATGGCGCCTGCGCCGAGAGACAGAAGCGCAGCATGAACGCGCAGAACCTCGCGGCGTGTCACCTCGAACTCGCAGATTTTGGTGTAAAACTTGCTCTTTCCGTTGAGCCACGCCTTAACGGAGGCGGTGCTGATGCTAAACGGGCGCAGTTGAGCGGTGCGCTGGATAGATGCAGATGTTTGCATAATTATGAGAGTTTTAGCCTTATTGCCGGGAACCGCCCGGCGCGGGTTGACGTAGGGGTACGAAAAAAGCGGCTCGCACTTCCTCGTCTGCTAAAACTCTCATGTGATCCACCACAAAGGGCAAAAAAACACGTGGAAGGCGAACCGCCGTATTCTGTCTATCTGCATCTCCACACAATGTGGAATGCTCCACATAAACAAAGGGCGCACGTCCCTCGGTATCGATGCGGCAAAAATAAGCCCACAACATCAAAAAATAGTTGGTTGGGCTTGAACATATCGTCTCGCCCTTTGTTTATGTGGAATGCTCCACATGAGAATTTTAGCGATGGCAAAGGTAGGCATTAAGATTGAAACGTGCAAGGAATTTGCGAGGAATTTTCAGAAAAACACAAAAAGAGTATTATTACCAATACTTTTGTGGCTAAAAATTTGCGTATTAGTATTATTTTTACTACCTTTGCATTGTCAAACAAAAGCTCTTTGATATGAAAAAGTACAAAGTATCTGAAGTCATCAAGCTGCTGGAGCGAGACGGATGGGTGAAAATAGCCGAGAAAGGCGACCACAAACAATTCAAACATCCGGATAAGCCAGGTAAGGTGACGGTAAGAGGGCAGAAGAGCGAGGTGCTTAGCCAATTTCTTCTGAACAGCATTTGGAAGCAGGCGGGGTGGCGATAAGCCCCACCCCTCTCCAAGGTTTGACAAAATAACAACAACAAATAACCTATATTGATATGGAAAAGATTATTGTAGAAGTGAGATGGTGCGACCATAACTTTGGAGCCACATTATCAGACAACGTGCCAGGAGCCATCGTCATAACTGCCAAAACCTATGACGAGCTACAGAAGGAAGTGCCTGAAACACTCCAGTTTCACCTTGAAGGGATAAAAGCCGACGGCGACGAGATACCGCAATGGCTCGCCGACGGCGATTACGAGCTGGTCTATCACCTCGACACAGCTGCGCTCATACGATCGTGCGAGCGCTACGCCTCGCTTGCAGCCATTTCGCGAGCTTCGGGAGTAAACGAACGACAACTGAGCCACTACGCCAACGGACTGAAGAAGGCTCGCGCACAGCAGCGCGAGCGCATAATAAACGGATTGCACAAAATAGGACGCGAACTGCTGTCCCTATCATAGAGCATGTTTGACAACCACAGCAAGCCCGACCACCAGAAATGGAGGTCGGGCTTTATATTTGCAAAAACTCTCCAATATTGTGAGAATTGGAGAGAAATGGAAATAAAAAGCCCGTTGTACGGTACCAAGTTATCAATATAATCGCTAACTTTGCATCAAGAAACAAACCTACCCAATATGTTAAATATACTCGGCAATATAATCGCTTTCGTGAGCACATTCGTAGTTATTACTACGCTGCCTATGACGATCATCCGCATAGCCGTGGCTACGTTCAGCCACAGCAAGCAGATGAAGGAACGCACCGAGTATATAATTGTAGCGATAAGTATGGTTCTTGCCATTATGCTTATACCATTCTACTACTATCCGTATTAATACTCCTTGCGGTTGTCGTTCTGAGTTTTGTAAAGTTCAAGCATGGCCACCTGTATCAAAAAAGCGGCTGAAATCCTCACAGACTCCCACCGCTATATAAATGTTTTAAAATTTTGATGCTGCAAAGTTAACCAATTTCGTGGAGACACGCAAATGAAAAATCCCCCGATGCGTCACACACCGAGGGAATAAATAGATCTTTTATATGCCGCATGGTCGGGCGGCGGTGTTGAATTTATTAAACAGTGACCATTTCAATATCCTTGGCAAGTCGGCGCAGACCCGACTTTATTTTCTCCACCTGCTGATGGCGCGGCTTCGACAAGCCGCTCGCATAGTGTGAGAGCTGCTTCTGGTTGATGCCCGTTATTGACTGAAGAGCGGCAAACGAGAATATGCCACGATAGTAGTCGAGCAACGTAGCCACATCAAAATCGTAGACGAGCCTATATTCACCGTCAAACACCTCCGGGTATACATCACCGTCTTTACGTCTGCCTTCGAGCCAGAAGTCAACACTCTCTTGGACATACTCCTTAAAGCCCTCAAGGTCGCCATCGTAGGCAACAACCCAACCCGGCAGTAAGTCGCAAGCACAACAGTAGCCGTCAGCAGTACGGGCAGCTTTAATCACAACATCGTTCATAATATATTGTTTTATATGTTAATCTTAAAATAGGTGGCAGCCACGACCGCCACCTTACTTTGTCGAATATCAAAACAAGCGTCTGCTTCGAATGTGTGTGGGGGAGGAGCGGAGCTTCAGCTCCACCCCAGTTTGTCAGAACCTAAGCCCCGACTGCCGTTCAATACTACTGAGGAGCCATCCGCAGATAGATATTGAAGGCTTGCCGTTGACAGTAACAACACCCTTTTTTGTAGGATGTTTAAACTCTCTGTGGTCCCCATTGTAACGGTCTAAGTACCAACCGTCGTCAGTCAAGATTCTCAGAATCTTAGAAACTTTTACATTTTTCATAGATCGCTTGTTTAATAATTCAACACTGCAAAGGTAGTAATTTTACTACGAATAACCAAACAAAACAATAACTATTTTACTACGAAATGTAAAAAGCCACCGACGCATCTCGCGCCAGCGGCAAGGATAAACGTGAAAAAATAACTGAATCAATTAAAACTAAACAACATTGGTATCCCCTAATTAAAAACCTGCAGCAAAGATACGCAGACAGATCTGAACTTAAAAAGACAACAAAAAGCCTCCGACGACGGCTTTTTACCTCTTTGGGACCCGCCGCAAAAATGCTGCAGGCGTTTTTGCGGCGGGCGGAAGGGCGGTGGGTGGGAAGAGAAGCAACCATTTCGTTGAGCTCAACAAAATGGTTGCGATGCGGTCTATAGCTTGCCCTCCTCCGAATAGCTGTAGTATGTGCTATCCGTCACGATGACATGGTCTATAAGATAGAGCCGCATTGTAGAGCACGCCTGCTTTAGCGTCGCCGTGATGCGGTCGTCGTCGCGGCTCGGGCATGGGTTGCCGCTGGGGTGGTTGTGTATCAGGGTGAGCGTGGTGGCGCTGTTGACGAGAGCTTCGCGCAATATGATGCGCACGTCTACGGCTGTCTCGGTGAGTCCGCCGCTTGATAGTTTCACGGCTTTAATCAGCTTGAAATTATTGTTCATGAGCAGCACGTGCGCCTCTTCGTGGTCTGCCGTGCCCACTATCGGGCGGAAGTATCGCCAAACGTCTTCGGCGGTTCTGAAGCTCGGGCGGTCGGCTGCTGCTTCGCGCTCGATGCGCTTAGCGAGTTCGAATGCTGCTTGTAGTGTCATTGCTTTCTTGGGGTCTACGCCCTGCACTACTTGCAGCTCCTCGGCGCGTCGGGTGGCGATGTCGCGTAGGCTGCCGCCGCAAATGTTCACTATCTGGCGAGCCTGCAGCATGGCTGCGCGCGTGCTTTTGCCCTGCTCTATTATTAGGCTTATGAGCTCAACGCTGTTGAGCGAGTCGAAACCGCTATTATATACTTTGTAGTCGGGGCGTTCTTCGCGAACGAGTTCTGAAAAATTATTCATATTGTTTAGCTTTAATTGTTATTCATGAGTTTGGTGCGTGCGAGGAACAAGCCGCCGATGACGTTAGCGTCTACCGCTGCGAGTTCGGCGGCGAACTCCTCCGCCGTGGCTCCTGTAGTAATGAGGTCGTCGAAGAGTATCACGTTCTTGCCTGCGAAGAAGTCGGGGTCGGTGCTCACGTGGTAGCCATACGACTCGCTGACGATGTGCGCGGTGTTGTTGTGCTTCGCTTCGCGTATGCCGAAGATATTCACGTGTGCCGTGCCGTTCTGTATGCCGGTGCGCTTGCTTACCTCCTCAGCGAAACGCTTAAAGCGGCGGTTATACTTGGCACTTGTAGCCGCAGGAATACACACGAGTACATAGTCTTGATTGCTTGCGCCATACCACTTATTAAGGCACTCGCTTACGATGTTGACGGCGAAGTCTACCGCATGGCGGTCGCCGCGCTTAAAAGAATAAATAAAGCGTCTGATGCGCTCGGTCTGCACGTTGTCGGTGGTGTAACGCTTCGGCAAATAGCTGTAGAAACTGGCTGTTTTCATTTTTTGTCCTCCTTAAATTTATTCTCAGAGGCGAGAAGAGAGCTTTTTACACATCTCATCTGTAGCCCGTTTGAGAGTTTTTTTTATTCACGTCGGGTCGATTTTCGCTTTTTACGCCGCAAAAAGACGGTGGAAGCAAGGCGAGAGGACAAGCAAAAGGGATTGAAATTTTATGGAAAACCGAGTTTTTTAAGGAAGCCGTAGGAAGAAAAGTCGGAAGGCTGCTGTAAAATTTCCGTCACTTTAGAGCATCGGTGCTTGGCAGACAGCCGTCCGCCGTAAATTCGCGAAGTAAAAACGACACTCTACCCGATGTACAATAATCTTCTAAAAATGCTCTCGAACGGAATAGCGCAAGATGTAAAAAATAGCATTCTCTATCGGAGAATACCACTCGAAAACTTGTTTTCGCAAGCGTTTTTGCTTCTTTTCCGCAATAAAAAGAAGCCCAGAATAGAGAAATGAGCGCGTTTTCGCGTACCTTTTCCATAGCTGCAAAATCGTAATGCTTAAAAATCAACGAGTTAAGCATTACGATTTTGCAGGGTGCAAGACTTTCTGTCTATGCAGCACTACACCGCCCTGCGCCGAGTTGGCAATTGCCGCCCTCGCCTTTAGCGGAATATGCAGAAGGTTGTGCCGAGTATGTGATTTTGGCTTGTGGATTTTGCGCCCATCAGCGGTAAGACGAGACGGTGCGAGGTTGGCAATTGCCAACAACAAAAAGCCCCGGAGCCGTGAGACTCCGAGGCTGGTGTGCGTCCGTAGGCACGGACGACTTGTGTCTTAAATGTAATACAACACCTGCCTAAATATTGTCAGCAGCACGGCGTAAGCGGTCGCTGAGGTCGACAAGAGCACCACGAAGCTGCTCCTTCTCCTTGTCTGTGAACCCACCGACACCACCATTGCCATCGATTCCATCGAGTTTATGATACAACCATGAAGCCGAGCGGTCGAAATAAGTATTGGCGATATCACGCCATGACACACTCAGCAGAATGTCCTGCAAGCGTTGCTTAACAGTATTGTCCTTTGCTTGTTTGTTCTTTTCCATATTGTGTTAGTTAGGGCAGCCCTTTCGGGCTGCCTTGTTAGAATTACTTAACTGATGTCATCTCATCGAACAGCTCTTGTGCGTACCATAACAACTGAGGATGACCATTCGGGTAACTTCTTTTGTGGGCTCTGATAGCTTCTATCAGTTCTGCCTCTTCTTCTGTTAATTCTTTATTCATATTGTATTACTTTTTTTAAGACACTACAAAGGTACTACAAATTTTCGTATTATACAAATATTTACTACACTTTTTTGTAGTAATAATAAAAAATAAAGCCGCCGACGCATCACGCGCCAGCGGTGTAAAGTATAAACAAAAAATAAATGAGAAATGAGATTTTAGCCGTATGTGTTGGTTGTGCCGCCGGTGCCCTGGAACACCGGCTTGGTCTCCGCGCCTATGCAGAGCACGTCGAAGGCATCGGAGCCGTCAGTACGAGCCTCCAGCTTATCCTCCTCGGTCTCTGCGAGCTTCTCTCCACGCTTATCCTTCTTGCCGTTGTACACGCCGGCAGAGGTTATGGAGATGAGCAGGTCGGGGTTGTTGTCGCGGTTGACGAGCACCTGCAGACGGGCACGCCCGCGAAACATATTATTGATGAGAGCGTTCTTCTGTACGTGGTTCATCGGGTTGCCGAGATAAGCCTCGCGCACCGCCCAGCCCATGGAGCGCAGCGTGCGCACCACCTCTTTATGAGGGTCGTTGTAGTGCAAGCCCCAGTTGGTGCCCACCATGGTAGAGTCGTAGTAGAAGATGATCTGACGACGGCGATGATAGTGGTAGTACGTATTGAAGTCGTCGAGCAACTCAGGAATCTTGCGCTCGTATTTGACGAAGAACGATTTGAGCACGCGCAGCTTCGACCCTTGCACCTGACCGACGACGAGCCAGTTGATGAGGTTGTTAGTATCGAAGGCTATCAGCAACGGCAGCTTGTCGTTGCGGTCGGCATCCATGCGACAGTCGTTAGGCAGCGCACCACCCTCGGCGTTGGCGAGGTTGTGCAGGTTGAGCACGCTCTCGTTGGGTGCTGTGTAGAGGTTGGCGGTCTCGCTCATGCCACCGTAGAAGCCGTCAGCCGATATGCTCACACGCTGGCACATGATAGACGTGGCGAAGGTGAGCGGTGGGAGGTCGCGCTTGGCACGGCGTATAAACTCCTCGCCCAGGAGTGCGAGGTTCTCGATTGATGAATATTCGCGGTATAGCAAACACTGCGAGCGAAAGAAGTTGAGCTGCTTGTTGTACTCGTCTATGCGTCGCTGGATCTGCTCGTGCTTGTCGGGAGTCTTCAGCAGCTTCTGCTTCAGTCGCCATATCTGGTAGACCAGCCCCTCGATGACCTCCACCAGTTCTGGGTCTTGCTTATCCTTGTAGTTGAGGAACCAGGAGCCCTTCTTGGTGATAGGCATGTCGGAAGTGATGGTCATGCCATGATGCAGAGGGAAATGGCGGAAGTACATCTCGTTGCCTCGGTTGGCTTGAAAGGTCTCGTCCTTGAGCTGCTCGAAGTCGATGAACTTCGCCTCGTCGATGATGAGATAGTCGAGCGACATCGAGTTGGACGTGCCCGAGCGGTCCTGCGAGATGACATTGCAGACGGAGCCGTTGTAGAAACTGATGGTGTTCTCCCAGTTCGCCGGCGTGAAGATAGGCGATTTCCAGTGGAGCTTCTTCCACGGTCGCCGACCTACGACATAGTGTAGGTCGCGCTTGAAGCCCCATCGCTCGAGGTGGATGAGCATAGAAGGCAGGATATTAGTGAGGCAGCGCTTGACGGACGGAGCTACGAAGCCACCCATGGAGCCGGGCATACCCTGAAAGCACGACTGCAGACGGCGCGCCTGAATAGCACCCTTGCCCACACCACGTCCGGCAACGATTACCTCGTCGCGTGTGTTCATGGCGAGTGCGTAATACTGCGCATCGTTGAAATACTGAAGGTTTGGTTGTTCAATGCAATCACTCATCTTCGTCGGGTTTTATCTCTTCTTTTATCTCCTCGAAATCAGCATCTTGTATCATAGTGTTGGAGTAGCGCTTGTAGAGAGCACGTATCTTGCCACGCAGGTCAGGGATGCGCTCGATGCCGAGAACCGTAGGGTCGTCTGTCGGCTCGAAGTTCTGAGGCACGATCTTGTCGAATTCGAGGTCGGGTTCGTCGTCCTTGTCGGTGCGGTTGTTAGCCACGAGCACCTTAGAGAGCGCAGCCACCGACCGGAAGTCGCCGGCGCGACGTGCTGCAGCGATGTCCTGCTCGAGAGACTTGTTAATCTTCCAGCGCATGAACTCCTTCGTAGTCTGCTGAAGATTGCCGAGTAGCACCTTGACCAGATGCAGATCCTCGTAAGCAAGAGAGCGCGACACCTTGAACATAGCCATATCGTACTGCACCAGGTCGTTGTCAACCTTTGACGGGAACTGCAACCAATAGGCATACATACCGCGTATGCGATGAAGACGCAGCAATACACCCTCGGCGACACGGAGCTGACGCAGTTCAGCATCGTCGAGGGTGACATAGCGTGAATATTCATCGAGGTTAACTGGAAGCATATATATAATGTATAGTATTGGTTGTTGAGAATGCTAAGTGACAGCAGAAAGAGCGGCAGCAAGCAGACGCTGACACTCCTGAATAGAATAAGGAGAGCCGGCAAGCGCCGTATCGTGAAGAGTGCGGCGAAGCTCAAGCGCCGTGGCTGATGCGCCACGAACATAAGCCGCGCGTGCAGGACAGCCAACAGTGGCTATGTCGTCGCACAGCTCACGCTCGTCAATACCCAAAAGGGCGGATATCTCCGTCGGGGTCATCATCTCCCGCGCATAGTTTTCTATCTTTGTCAGTAAGTCGTTGGAATAATCCATTTAGCTCAAGTGATTTGTCGACGATGTCTCTCAGACCGGCAAGCAACGAGTAGTAAGCCTTGAGGTCTGTAGTGATCATTGTACACTCGGCGCGGTCGCCGTAGGTCTGGTTCTGCGAGCTGATGACCGCGACTTGATAGTTCTCGTTCTTGACAAGCATTATCTTCGAGTGGTTCTGCGCCAGATGCACATGGTCGAAACAGCTCTGCATAAGCCGATAGAGCTGCACCGTCTTGCGTGCAGCCTTAAGGTCGGCTACGAGCGTGGCGTTGGCTATCAGCTTGCGCCGGCGCAGACGTAGGAAACCGCAGAGGAAAGCGTCGGAGGTTGAGAAAGTAGATACGTAAACGTCGGCACGCCCGGTCTGCTTCAGTATCCATCTGAGCAAGCCGAGCGTGTGTAGCCCAGTACCGAGATGGTACTGAGTGGGAACGTCACTCAGCGGACGGAAGGGATAAGCCTGCTTCATTGAGCTTCGTTTTCAGATCGTCACCGATAGGGGCGTTGTTGTCGTTGAGCACGGTAACACGGGCTCGAACTTTGGCGAGCAGTTTGTTGTACTCATCGAGCTCCTTAGTCGCATCATCGGACTCGCGCGACAGACGGCGGAGTTCTACGAGGCGGTCTACGTTCTTGGTGATATACGAGCGCGCATTGGCGATATTCTTAGCGATATCGGCAGGCGTAGGCTCTTCGCCTTCAGCCTGAGCATCGTCAGAAGGAGCGACGTAGCCGTCATAACGTCCGAGCTCGCTCTTGTAGGTGTACCACAAGTCCTTCAGCTGCTTGAGATATTCGTAGCGGTCGCATGGCTGCTCGAAGGTTAGCAGAGTGTTGTAGAGCTTCTTTATCTTCAGCCAACGCTCCTTATTCTCCGCCCAGATGTTGCGCACATCCTCTGGAAGGTTGTCGTGATCGGGGCGGATGCTGGAAGCAGCTGGAAGGTAGCCACCCTCAGGAACCTCAGTGTCGTTGTTCTCCTCAGCCTTGTGCTCGGCTTCGAACTTAGCCTGCTCCTCGATGGCAGCTGCTATCTGTGGAGTAAGTTCGGCATCGAGCAACTTGACATCTTGAGTAGTCATGTTCTCGAGGCGCATAGGCAAGAACTTCTGAAGCTCGTAGCGCACCTTCGACTCAAAACGCTCCGGACGGCGCATGATGGTCTGATACATCGACATGTTGCGCGTGAGCTTCAGAACCATCTCCGCACCACGGGCAACAGACTCGCGGTCGTGCTTCTCGGCGTTGAGCCACGCCTGCATATCTTCTGTGAGTTTTTTATCTATCATTGTAAAGCAAATTAAAAGGGCGGACACCACGATCGCCATCGTGAGGACCGCCCCAGAGTTAACCAATTAAATAATTTAAACCTATTTATTGCGCGAAAAAAAAACGCTATGCAGCGACAACAATCGGCAGGCCGGTAGCACCGGAGATGTCGCCGTCCTCGGTCTCTATCTTGCCCGGGTAGAACGGAGCAGGATACTCGTCGGATGCAACAGCCTGCACTGTTGTAGAGTTGGTATCGGTAGCAGCCTTGCCGAGGTCCTGCGAGAGCGTGAGCTCAGGAGAGAACGCCTCGCTGCCCACCATGCGTGCCTTGCCGTTGCGCTGGATGAAGAGGTAGACCATCTCGTCGTTGTTGGCGAGAGAGATGTAGCCGGTGACAGCTTCCTCGGTGCCGGGAATGACAGCGGTGCCAGTGACCTTGAATGTCTTAGAGCCGTAAGTGCCCTGAGACTCGACCTGCAGCTGCGATTCGTTAGGTATGAGACCAATCTTGTGCCACTTCTTGTCAGAAGCCAGTTTGAAGTCGCCGGTATACTTAGCGACAGCGTCCATCGTTTTTGGTGTCTCCGAGCCGATGGTTGGCCATCCTAAGATGTCGCGTTTAGCAATACCGAAGACCCAGCCACGTACACCAGGGAGCGACTTTGCTCCCGGTGTGAAACAGATATCGCCGTAAATAGATGCGGCGCCAGTACATTTTGCCATAAATGATAAGTTTTAATGTTAAACAAATAAGCGACCTCGTTCAGGCCTTCTTGCGCCAGTAGCGCAGAACCTCGGGCGATACGCTCTGGAACTGCGTGCCGAAGAAGTAGTTGGCGATGAAGTCTACATCATAGTGATTCTTCAGCGACTTCTCAACGAGGAACTTCTCGTCTTCGGTCTGCTGGTTGAACACGAGGAAGATGTTAGACTTCGGAGTGAGCAACATGAAGTCGGCAGGAACGTTAGCCAGTGGTACGAGTTCTACGTTGCTCGCACCCTCAAGAGTGCGCTTGTCGTAGTTCTGGTTGTACGGCAGCGAGCCATGGTTGACCTGATAGCACTCGGTGTAGCAGTGGTAAGCCTGATCGCTGAGGAAGAGCTTGAGCGGCTGCGAGCGCAGCTTGGCAGCAGCAGCATCGGTACCACTCCAGTAGAAGCCCTTGATGATGTCTTCGGCGTTGTCCTTGGTGATAGAATCAGTACCCTCTACGAGGTTGCCGAGAGTTGTCGAGATGAGCACCTTCTGAAGCTCGTTGGTACCGGCAGCATCCTTGTCGAGGACGGTCTTGAAACCGTCGAACCACTTCGCAGTCTTGGAAAAGTCTGCGGGGTCGTGCTTAGCGGTGAAGGCGTTCATGAACATATTCTCGCCAAGTTTCTTGGCAAGGTATGCGCAGATCTGAACGACGATAGGCACGTTCTTCAGGCCGTCGCCCTTAGTAACGTTAGAGCCCCAGATGCTCTGATAGATGGCGTTGGGGTCGATGCCTGCCACCACGTTGCCGAAGAAAGTCTGGAAGACACGCGGTGTAATATCTACAGCTGCGTCCTCATACTTTGTCTTCTGGTAGTTAGAGAGTTCGAGATTGCCAGACATCTCGCCAACAGTCTCGCGGTAGCGGATGCCGGTGCGTACAGAGCAATGTTCTGCAAGTGCGCCGAGAGCGAGAAGTGGCATCATAAGGAAGTCTGAGCGGTAGGTCTGAAAAGTCGTTGAGAGCTCTTCAGCACCGAATGTAATATTGCCTACTTTAACAGAAGCCATAGTTATACATCTTTAATAAGGTTAAACACGTCCTGCGCAGTGAAGCTCTCCTCGCTGTTGGCAGGATTATCAACAGTAGTGGTGCCAGCAGAGGCCTTGAGAGCTGCGATCTGAGCATCCTTCTCTTTGGACTCGTTCTGAGCCTTGGCGAGCTGATCCTTGAGTTCCTTGACAGCCTTGCCGGCTTCAGACACCGCCTTTGCGTTAGTCTTGTCTTTCTCTTCAAGTTCCTGAAGACGATCGTCGATGCTCTTCATCTGCTCCTGGGTGAGGGTGATGTTGCCATCCTCGTTAGTTGCGAAACCGTCAGTGGCATTGAGCAATGCCATGACGCAAGCAAAGATTTTAATCATTTTGTTTGAAGTTTTTGATGCGTGTTGGTTACGGAAGAGGTTCTTGAGCCCTTCGCACGTCTTCTCGATGAAGCTCGGAGTTGGATTGCCGCTACCGTCAACCACTGACGCGACACGAGCTGCTGCGTCTTCCGAGGCAAGTGATTGAGGTAGTGGCGGTATGCCTGCATCCTTAAATTGAGATATGTTGTAAGAGTTTGTAAATTGTCCGGTAAACTCGTTGGCTGCCTTCTCAGCCTCCTTGTCTTCGCGTATGGAATCGACAAGTCCGAAGTCGAGAGCCTGCTGCGCAGTGAGCCAGTTGCCCTTCTTCATCTGGGCGAGACACTCATCGACAGACTTTCCGGTCTTGTCGGCGTACATAGAGGCGAGCACGTCGTCGAAGTTCTTGAGCGAGTCGCGCTGCGCCTGAAGCTTGCGCACGAAAGCATCAATCTGCTCCTTGTTGCTCTGCTCGTACTTGTAGATGAGAGTGGACACGTTGTGGATAAGGAAGAAGCTGCCCTTGACGATGTCGATAGTCTTGCAGCCAAGCATGGCGATAGTGCTGATAGATGCGTTCATGCCGAAGGCGTGAGCGTGTACGTTGCCGTGGTCACGGAAAGCCTGATTAATCTCCAAGCCATCTTTAACGAAGCCGCCGAGTGAGCAGAAGCCGACATGCACTTCTTTACCACTATTCTTATTGAGCACATAACGGACATAGTCGGCAGAACAACCGTTCCACCAACTGCCAATAGTGCCAGATATGACGAGATGATATTTCATATATGATAAGTATTTACGACAAAGGTAGCTTGAGAAGCCTGTGGTACAAAATACTGCTATACCTTAATATATGGGGGTATCTCGTGAGATTTGTGTGTTACAACGACCTCGTTGAGCTGGTTATCTTTGACAGCATCGGGGCAGTTCTCGGTGATTTCTACAGACGGGTAAGGTCGCTCAGAGGAGCCAACAAGAAATTGACGATCGTCGATGAGTGTCACCTTGAACACCAAATGACGGCGCTTGATATTCAAATCGTCAGGCGTCAGGAACTTCAAAGTGGTGGTTATAACCTTGTTCTTGTCATCTGTCTTGGTTGACGAGACCATAGACGGGTGATCTTTAACACAAATTGAGCGCCACAAGATGTTGGATGGGATGCGGACGGTGCGGTTGGCGATGAGGACCGAGCCTTCGAGTTGGGTGCTGTAAGCATAAGCTACAGACTTAACGAGCTTTATCGACTTCATATAGAGTTATATTTATATGTTGAACATAAGTGACGAACGGGCGCGAACAAAAATGGGCATCTTATCCGTGCGATTTATAGAATATTTAACAGTTTTTATTGTCGCGCACTCGAGATCTGCGTCTGAGGTCGATACCATGCTTAAGGTAGGAGTTGCGCATACGTTGGAAACGCATCTTTAGCGTGTAGTCGTACTCGACATCTATGCCGTTAGCCTCGCACCACGCTCTAACAGCAGAGAGTAGTGTGCACTGGCACAGCTCGATGTCGGCGAGATCGCGCCAAAGCTGGAGCCTGAATGTGTCCTCGATGCACTCGGCAACAGCCTTGCGGGCATTGCCAGAAAGGTAGTTGTAGGTTACGACCGGCTTCTGCTTTGAGTCGGGGATGCAGATAGCAACATCATCATCGCCACGTGTTAGCGGTAACGAACCAGGCTGGCGCGTGAGAAAATGACGGATGCAAGCATTCTCGGCGCTTTGAGCCGGGAATACTACAGGGTCGCCGAAGTGATGGCGCAGCCATTGAGCAATGAAAGGTTTTAGAGTGAGGTAGACAAGATATTTGGACATGTTTGGTACCATTTTTTGATTAAGCATGTTGTGTCTTGCAAAAGTAGGAAATTTAGAACAAACATCCTACTATATAAGGGTGTTTTTTAGTTGTTAGCTATTGTTTTTCGCCTTGTTCTCTGAGTTTTCTGTGCGTCTGATATGATTTTGCAATAATTTTTTGTGACAATGTGATGTGTGACAACGTGAAGATAAGTAGCTTATTATCAAAGTGATGTGGTGTTGCAAGTTCGTGTTGCAAGTTTGTGACAGGTCATCACAAACTTTATACCGACTTTTGCGAGGAAACCATGTCACAACTTGAAAAACTTTGTGACAACTTTGTGACGGCGGTTTGTGACAATTTGTGACAAGCGGAACTCCATTATTTTCAATATATTTTATACCTTTTGCAACAACCTGTTACAAAATCACAAAGTTTTTGTACAAAATAAGAGAGGGGTGTCGGGGAGAGGCAAGGCAAGTCCGGTGGGGCTGTCTGAAAGATTTGCGGAAATATGGAACAATCTGCTACAGGTGTTGGAATGTGCTGACAAAGAAAAAGGCGGACTACACAGGTGATATTACCTGGCAGTCCGCCACCCTATTGAAGATTTAAAGCGAAATGATTAGTCTGTTTGTTTAGAAAGGTCGCTCGTCTGCATCGTCGAAGGTCAGTTCTTGGTCTTTCGGACTGTCAGGGCGTGCGTTCTGCGATATTGAGCGGATATATATCATATCCTTTGTTTTGCGAAGCTCTGCAGTGACCTGCACTGCTCTCTGGATGCGACCACCGGCGTTGCATAGCTCCGGAGGATTCATGCAGTCGATCCACGGACACAGTTTGCAAAACGCCTTGAGACGTTTGGTGAACGCCTGCATGGTGATGCGGTTGACATTGGAGAAGCGCTGATACTCGTTGAACACCTCGTCGCGTGCAATGTAGTCATCGAGGTGACCGCCATCGGGCGAGAAGTAGCCTTCTGCCCAGTCCTCGAAGTTGGCACCCATAGATGCCTTCAGATGGCGCTTCTCCATGTTACCCATTGGGGGCTGCGGTTTGATGCCTGTATCCTTTAGTGCGAGATATACCCGGCAGCACTGCAGCCAAAAGTTAAGGTCGGCATTCCACTCCTCGTCGCTGTAGTCGAAGGCATAGAGTGTCTTGTTGAAGTCATCTCGGATAGTCCTTGTTTCGTGGTAGTCGTTGTCATCGGTCTTTTGATGGTACCAATCGGAGAACACCATGTAGAGCGAACGTGCCTCTGAGGATGGATCAAAGTCTTGAGGTACGTAATTGGTCGTGAATGCGAGCTTAGGTGATTCGTCGAAACCGATGGTAAATGAGCGGTTGTTCTTCGGGTTCACCGTCATGTCGCTCGTGATGTTGTCGTAGAATAGACCGAGGTTTAGATATCGGTCGCAGTCGTCGACGAGCAGTAAGTCCGTAAACTGGCTCACCTGGTCGAACACGTGCGGATTATCCATGAGCTTCGGATTTCGTCCGGATAGTTTTACGGTATTCATCATAAATGAGAGTACCTTAAAGAAGAAAGACTTTCCGGAACGACCATTGCATTCGTCCTCCTCGCCTATCTTATTGTCCATAGCCAATGGAGCCCATGCCCTGACAAAGTCCTTATATCGATGAAGCATGTATCCGAAGGTGAAAATTTTATTGATAAGGTTTTGTTTTTGCTCTGCTATCTCATTCGCCTGCAGTCCTTCGCCGTCGATGCGGAATGGGTTCGCCTTGATATATGCAGCAGCAGCCACTCTATCTTCGCCGAAGCGGGTCTCGGTCTCATCGCGCCAGTATAGTCGCGAGGTGTTGATGAGATACCCGAAGAAGTTGCTCTTAACATTGAGGACTTCGATATCGAGATGTGTGCGTCCGTCGGTGGTCTGTGTCTGCTTAATATTGAACATGTCTGGTAGTGACTTGAATCGATGCGGTATAACGCCTTCCTCCCAGACGTAGTTATGTAAGTCGTCTGCGCCTGGATCGTACTCTTTGAGCCCATTAGGGATAGCCTCGGACGGCTTGCACACCTCGATGGTCTTATTCGGAAAGAAGAAGTATTGCGAGTTCGGCGTATAGTTGGTAAAGTTCAGGTCTATCTCTTGGAGCGACTCAAGAGCTGCAGGTGATAGCTTGGTAGTATTCAGCACAAGATTGAGAATATTGCGGTCCTCGAATCTATCGACCACCCACCGACGTATGAACTCGCGCACCTCCTTCACGTTAACGCGCTTAACGATGTTGCCCTCGATGCGTATAAACTGAGTGTTAGCCGAGTTCTCATCGTGGAGGGCATAGAAACCATTAAGCTGAAGGAAGTTGTACAAGCAAGCTGTGTCAACCTCTGTCTTCGGTCTGCCGTCTTTGTTGATAGTCTGTACCCAGAACTTGGCAGGCATGGCTACCTTCAGCAGATTGCGGAAGTCCTTGCGCTCGCTGTGTATTTCGAGCCAGTCGCGCAAATCTTTGCGAGGCTTGCCGCGGTTGTCTTTGTAAGTCAGAAGTTTGTCCGGGAGCCATGCCGTATGGATGTCGATAAAGCGCAACGCGAGCTCACGACCTTTGCGTCGCCCTGTCTCGTCGATATCGGGTATATTGTAGAGCACCTCGACGTACTTCATTATCTCCTTATACTCGTCGACAGAGAGCTGGTAGGTCTCAGAATTGAACCATAGAGGAAAGTAGCCCATGGACTTGCAGCAAAGCGAGTCGCGTTCACCGGAGCAGATAACCGCTTCGGGCAGCTTCTGCTCTTTGTACGGTTTGCCGTCCTCGTGCGCTGCGTACCACTCTTTCTCCTCCTTGGCATTGAACTCACGATATGCCTTCTTGAGCTCCGCAAGCCCGTTAATGTAGAAGCGCGGCTTGGCACCTGCAGGCGTGTACGAGAAACGAAAGCCTTTGTCGCAGTTGTAAGGCTCATATACCTTATAGAACTTCTCTTCCGGTTGGTCGCCCACGGCCTCTTTGATAACACATTCGCGCATGAATATAGGATAGTGCTCGGTAGAATACTTGACCGTCACCTTACGGTCCTTGACATTTGCTATCCATTTGACAGAATGCCAATGAAGTGCATCGACATGGTCTTGTGTCACCTTTGGGCCGAGCGCCTTGAGTTCAGCTTCAGTAAACTTCTCGTTGAGTTCGAAAGGACGTGTACCGTCTTTTTCGTCTGCACGAGCTTCACGCTGACGAATCTCTGGACGGTTCACAGAGCGGTCGAGTTCGTCGCGTATGTCGAACTGTGCCGCCAGCTTCAGTATAGCCTCGTTGAAGCGTGAGCGGTCGTAGCCATTCTCACGCATAAAGATGTCTATGGCATTTTCGCCACGACCTTCGCCGCCGAAGTCTGTGACCTGCCATATCGCGCCATATTTTTTTGAATTGAATTGTCGCAAGGAGGCTGAAGGCGTGCGCTCGTTGCGTATGGAGAAGTGTTTGTTCTTCTGGTGTACGCAGTCACGCGCCTGCGGATATATGGATAGAATGATATCCAGACCTCCATTTGTTGCGTTTAGTATTTGTTCTACGCTAATCATTTCGCTTGGGTTTTATTCGCTTTGCAAAGATAGTGGCAACGCATCGCTGCCACAAAATCACGATATCACACTTTATTATTGTTTTCAGAGGATCTTTATATCGATGCTCAGCGAAGGGATAAACGCACTGAAAAATGGGGTATCTCTGAGTTCGAGTGTACCTTCATCGTCAAGAACTACAGTGGGCTGCATTCGTGCTCGACATACTGGGCGATAAGCGTAACCGTCTATCCACCATATATAGTCCTTGAAGTCGAGAGGCTCTTCCTCGAAAGCCTCACACTTGCCATTCACACCAAGAAGGCAGCCATCTTTGTATTGTACGACACGAAAGTCCTTAGATAGCAGCCCCATCTCCTTCAGATTATCGATATGCTTTATGTATTGTTCTATTGTTATCATATTCGCATTTCTCTATATTAATGTATTCAACATATTTGTTTTTAATTAGGCAAAAGCGTCCGTTAATGCAGTTGCGCTTATGCTTGCACGTGTCGCAGATCAGAACCACTTAGTAGTTGTTAAGACGTAAGACTCTAATGATATCGCGACAATGACTAACGCCACATTTGACCTTGATGCGCATGAGCTGCACTTTGACAGTATGTGCATTTTTGCCGAGCCGTTCGGCGATCTGCGTAAAAGTAAGCCCCTCGAGGTATAGATCGGCTATCTCTCGTTCGCATTTAGAGAGATTGACCATTGTCTTAGGGCGACATATCACTCGCTCGAACTCACACATGCCGCGTAGCGGGCATCGAACCTCTTCAAAGTGCAAGATATCGTGCTCGATGTCTTGAGTCAGTAGGTCGTGCTCGCCAAAGTTGCAGCGTATAAAACGTTCAACCATTTTGAAGGTATTACGGCGATATAGCTTAGCAAGTGCTGCGTATCCCTCTGGGAACCTCGTCTTGATGACATTGTGCAGCTCGTCAACAATATCGGTATTGAACTTGGTGAGTCGCTTGGACTCTTCGCCAGGCTTCTTGTAGTAAACAAAGCCGTCTGGTGTAACGAAAAACTCCAAAAATTTTAGTATCGCCATAAGTCCTCCTTTTTTATAGCCTCCGTGCAAGCCATGCGCTCGAGAGTGTTAAGCTGGTAAGCTGCGACTCCAGATAGCTTACGCCGGATGGTGTTATAGTTCAAATCGTATGTAACCATCAGGTATCTGAGAAATTTACCCTTCTCTTTTTTCGTCAGGTTAGCGAAGTAACCCTCCGGGGCCAATGAATTGAAAATCTGTTCCATTTGTTTGTTTATGTCGTTTTTAGTGTCTAACTTTGCTGCAAAGATATAAACAAAAAATGGACTAATACCTACTTTATTAAGATTTTAACCCTTAATAAAGTAGGATTTAACCTTTATTAAGTATGAGGTACGAAAATAATACGGTAAAAAGTGAAAGAGTGAGAGAACTGCTTGAGCGAGCAGGTATTAGTATTGGTGAGTTTAGCAAGAGTCTTTGGGGAGCGAAGACGCACAATACTATAACATACTTTGATGCTCGACCAGATGTCAAAGTCTCAACATTGGTGAGAATGGCTGAGGTCTTAGGATGTTCAATAGAAGATATCTTAATAAAGTCGGACGGTACGTCGGACGTACCTACTATAAACGGACACTATAATGTGGTTAATAGTAGCTATGTAAATACCGATGTGACGTCGTTAAAGGCTGAGGTAAAAGCTCTGAAAATGCTCATAGAGGAGAAAAACCAGCGCATAGAAGATTTAAAAAATGTCAATGCTGAACTTGGTGCGAGGCTTGACATGGTCCTGCAATATGGACAGAATAGAGACCATTAATAATGCAATAATGTATAACCAAAGCTATTGCCTCAAGAGGGTAGAATATATCAGCAATAGCAGCTCAATCCTGCCTCCGCAACTACAAATGGTCGAAATTCCTTTATACAAAGGGACTTCGGCCATAATTCGTTTATGGGCGTTGCGGAGACTCGGACGGTAGCTCGGACGCTTTGTTAGTTGTTTTTAATGTTTCTGCCGTGCAGCTCCTGCACGTCATCTGCTGTAGTTTTAATAAGAGCTTCCAAAGTTTCGGTGAAAGCCTGTTCGTTCTCACTCCTTAGAGTGTTCATCTCTGCAGCTACGGTAGCACGCTCTTCGTCGGTTGTTGCTAAACGGTTACGCTCAGCAAGAGACTTTATCTTTGCTCTCAATTCGTTTATTTCTAACCTTTTCATAATAAGGATGTTGTTTATATAAGCCCTGAAAAATATTAATTTTAGTAATTGCCCTTTAATATTTCCTTGTAGGCTTCATTAAATTCCTTCCATTTGCGGGCATCTTCTTCTTTTTTTGCTTTTAATTTTGCGCGTTTTAACTCCAATTTGCGCCTCTTTGCCTCTCGCTCAATTCTACGGGCAACGCTACTACGTTTCGTCTCATCACGTATACTCTCGCCTAAAGAACGAATGGCTACGCAAACAAAGAACAAGGCTCCAAATATTGTAAATTCGATGAGCATAATCTAATTATTTAATTGGTTATACCGCAAATATACGCAAAATATTCGAGACTGCAAAGTCTGGCGTTAAAATGGTCTCGAAAGTTTGAGTTGTTGCCATAAAAAATGCTACTTTTGGTTTGTGAACCAAAAGTAGCATTTATATAAGCCCTGAAA